ACATGATTTTCAAATCATCAACGTCTGCCTCTCTAACTTCTGCTGCACCATTCCATTGCTCGTTTTCGGGAGCTTTTGGAGTTCCGTCCGGATGCGCTTGTCTGTACGTTATCACGCCTTTCACTTCTTTTGTTTCTTTTTCTTTTTTCATCCCTTTCACAGCTAAACTGATTAAAGCCTCGGGATTTGCTGGTACAGGTACACAAGAGAATTCAAGCAATTCTTGTTTCAAATATTCATATCCTTCTCCTTTCTCTTCATACTCGACAGGAATGAAACCAACCGAAACTGCGTTCATATATCCGTTTTTGTATAGCTGATAAACATTTTCTGCCAACGGATTTTCTTTTTCTGTCGCAAACTTTGCTGTAGCTTTTAAACTCCCGTTTTCCACCCACACTTTCTCTGCCCTTGCAACCGGCAACGAATCATATTTATGCGCAAAAAGCACTACAGGATTTTTCAAATAATTGTCCAAAATCCACCCATCTGCTTTTATAACGTCTCCATCTCTGTCTTTTCCTTCAGTCGACAACACAAAAGTAATCGTTCTTTCTTCTTCATTCGCTTCTTCTATTTTTGAAATGAATTGTTTTCTTACCATTTCATTTGCCATTTTATCACTCCTTTCTCAATTCTTCATTCACCGCATCTTGCTGCTTTTGAAAAGCTTTTTTCAACTGTATTTGAAATTCTTTTTCTTCTTGCCTTAAAACAGAATCAAATTCTTTCCAACGTTTCACCCTTTTTTCAACAGTATCGTAAATTGCTCGTTGATTAATAATCGGTTCAATAGTACATCTACAATTTATAACGTTTCCTGCCGAACCCGCATAATCTCCAGGATACATAAGTTTTTCTCCCCCTACATCAAAATAATCGTCTATATCTCGCACTTGCATATCAGCATCAGCATGCGCATCTCTCACTCTTTCATCCATCGTTGCTAACCATCTTTTTTGTTCAACGTTTCCTTGCTGATACCCTTCATACGCACCAAAATTCGCTGCTCGTATTGTTTCTGTTCTTGCTATTCTTTCAGCTCTGTAACCTTTTGCTTCTTCAAAAACCTTTGAAATTCTATCACTCAACTTTGCTATACTTTCACCGTTTGCTATACCTTCTTCAAGTTCTTTTCGTAGTTTATCTCTCGTAGTTTCATTTATACCTTTTATAAGCTCGGCTCCGTATTTCTCAACAAAATCATTTATTCTATCAATTCTCGGATTAAAGGGAGTATCAATATTTAATTCAAGCAAACTTCTTCTTCCGTGTCTTTCTATAGTTTCAAGCCAAAAACTTGTTATAACTGAAACCAAAACTGCTGGGTTAACTTGCTCTAAAATTCTTCTCAACTTGTCTCTTGAAATTGTCTTCTCAACTTTCTTCTCACTCTTCGTTTCTTCTATTTCAACTTTCATTTTTTTTTGTTCAGGTAACAAATTCATTGGAGTCATAAAAACATCGCCATTTTCAATCGGCTCCAAACCTTGAAGTTCTCTCCACTCATTCAAACTTAGACTCCATGGCGCTGCTTTTGCAACATTCAAAATGTATTCTTTATCTTCTGAAACAGGACTTTCATAATCTATAATTCCTTCCACCTCAAACATAGGTAGCAATTGATTTTGAAGTACTGAACGAATAATTTCAAGTCTCGGTACTAAAACCCATCTTGCAAATATATCATTCGCTGCATCTATCGTAGCACGATTAGAATTTTCGACAATCCCCATAATTTCAGGTGGTACTCCAAATATTTGAAGAATAAAATCTCTTTCATATCTTCGCAAATCTACAAGTTCCATGCTTTGAAAACTCTGTGACAGTTCTGTGATTTTTACATTTCCACTAATAAAGTATGGCTTGTACGCATTCCAAAATCCCCGGCTTTCTTGAAGCCACTTTGCTTCGAGTCTTTCTTTGTCTTCAAGCCGCAAGCCCTCTGCCGATATGATTATATCGGGTCTTGCACGATTATAGAAAAATGAATTAATATATTTTGATGCATATTCATCTGCACCCAATTCGTCGCTCAAAGCTTGAGCAAGTCCGTACCCTCGCTCATACGGATTTATAACGTCTATATCTCTAAAATGTATAATCTCTGTAACAGGTACATTTTCAAATTCACCTGACGGTAATCTAAGAGAATAATAAGGATTATTTGCTGTAGGAAGGTCTGAAACCCAAATAGGATTTAAAAGCCAATAAGTTAGAGGTAAGCCTGTTTTTGTTTTTTCTATAAGCCAAAAAGCCTCACCTAATAATTCCAAATATATTTGCGTAACTTTCAATATTTCTTTTCCTGATAACACCTTACCATTTTTCACAAGTGTCCCCGCTTCTATAAACTCTATAATTTCAGAATCTTCTATTTCAACAAGTTCGCCTTGTTTAATCTTTTTATTCATTATTTTTTCTCGATATTCTTTACCTGAGCTTTTCAATTTTCTAAAGCTCTTTGAAGAATTTTCTATTTCGTAATAACTCCAAGGTACATCAAGAATTGACGTCGCTATTCTCGAAACAATAGCTCGCAACCAAGGAATTTCTCGGTAAGCAAGTAAAATATCTCTTCTCGATTTTGTAGGAGCTGATTTTCCTGAAGAAAAATTCAAAACAGAACCTAAACTTTCTACAAAACTTTTTTCACGTTTAAACAACTTTTGAAAAAGTCTAATAATTTAACCCCCCTTCAGAGTATTTCTACTCTTGCCCTATTCTGATATGTATAAACTGCATATCTCATCGCATCCATTGCATGGTCATTAAATTTTACCGGTTCGTCAAGTATTTCACCGTTCTTGTTTTCTTTCCACTTATACATTTGTATTTCTTTAATTGTATTCACGCAGCTTTCGTGAATATAAATCTTTTTTCTTTTTATGTAATCAATTCCATTTTTCACTTCTTTTTTCGCAGGATAAATATTGAAACCCGCTCTTGCTATTTCTTCAATCCTCGCTGGTTCTGCACTATCTGCATATATTTCTGCGTTCTTACTATAAACAAACGATTTTAATCTTTCTATCAATTCCTCATTCGTCAAATGCGTTTCATACAATTCTTTTGTTATATATATATTATCATCTTTCAATCCTATTTCAAGTATAACTGACGGATTATTGAAACCAAAATCAACTCCATATATAATTTCATCATACATTTCGGGCATTCTTGATACAACTTGATAATTGTTATATATCTTGTTCTTTAATATTGCATACCTTCCCAGGGTATATATTTGATAATAAGCCTCGTCTTGTTCTTTAAGCAATTCTAACATTTCTGTATATTCTTTGTCAAGAAACGGATTATCAAGATAAGTTGTGTGGAGTATTGCTATATCATCATTTTCTTGCTCGAAAAACTGTTTCTGCGTCCACCCCGCCACAGGATTAAAAGTTAGATACATTTGATTAACCGAATTCGTCGCCCTTCTCAATCTGAGTTTCAATTGCAAATAATCTTCAAATTCAAATTCCGTCGCTTCTTCCATCCAAATATAATTGAATTCTGAAGACTTGATTTTTTCTGCATCGTCAAGTCCACGAAAAAATATTTCATTTCTCCTTGGTAATTGCAATACTTGCTCTGTTTTGTTTTCAAGGAATGGTATTTCAAGTTCATTCAATATTTCATGTATCAATTGCCAAGTCGTAACTCTCAAAGACGGATTGTATTTTCGAGTCACAAGAAGCCGTTTGTTTCTGTTACTTAGTAATTTCTCTATAATCAAAAATTGAGCAACCGTATACGACTTCCCACTTCCTGCTCCACCGTAAACGACAATTTCCTTCTGCTTTCTACATTCTTGAAGAAACGCATATATTTTCTTAATTACTTTAACTCTCGTTTCCATTTTGCTTTCCTTTATCAATGTATTCTACTACAACTTTGAAACCATCTTTATCTGCCGACAAATCCACTTTATCCTTTCTTCCCCAACGCTCAGGATATTTTCTTTCTAACATCCACGCCGCCGCTTGCCAATTCTCTTCTGCCGCTTGAGCTATTATTGTCACATATCTTAATTCGGCCCTGCTTTCTGCTTTCTCAACTTCTTCATATAATTTTCTATAAAGCCCACTTTTAGCTTTTGAACCTTTATCAAGCCAGTTATACCATGTTTGCTTTGAAACACCTAAAGCACCATAAATTGTTTTAACGGTATTTCCAGCTCCAATAAGCTTTGAAGCGAGCTGAATTTTTTCTTCAGTCAACTTTGTATTTTTATGTCTCATCATATCACCCTCTATTATTGTGCAATTTCAGAATATGAAAATTTTTCCCCCTCACGTATTACAAAAACATCTTCGGCAGACTTCTTATAATCAATATATCTTTTTATTATTACATCAACATAATATGGTACAATTTCCATCATAAAGCAAGTCCTGCCTGACTGTTCAGCTGCCAATAATGTGCTTCCACTACCACCAAATAAATCCAAAACATTTTTTCCAAAATCATATCTATCAAAACAATGCAAAGCTAAAGCAATAGGCTTCTGAGTCGGATGCACACGTTTTTGATTGCTTTCAGAAGCCTTAATCATACCTCGCCATTGATGCCTAAATATTCGAATTGATTGATGCCCATCCAAAACCCAAGCCATTTCACCGTCAGAATTACTATCTGATTTATCATTTTCCAACTTTTTATCCCATATCAACCAATTATTTGATTCGGGGAGGTAATGGCAATAATTATTTGCCCCCCACCATACTTGTTTTTTTACCCCCATATCTTTAACATTTTCAATGGCCTTTGCGGCATATAGGTTTGTGTCGTCCTTAAATTCAATATATTTCCTGCCTCCAGCTTTTCCGTGCCGTTTCGAGTTATCCATAGAAACATTAATTCCATATGGGGGGTCAGTATAAATACCATCTATTTTTGCTCCATCAATCAAACGGTCAATATCTTCTTTTTTGGTACTATCACCACACATCAAACGGTGACGCCCCAATAACCATATATCATTTAATTTGCTTATCGTCTCAACATTTTCCTGAAACTCTTCATTATCCGCCGCAACAAGCCCTTCCCTTAATTTTTCACGTAGTTCCTCATCAAAAATATCTATATCAAATAAATCATTATATTCCTCTTTTGAAAACCCGATATCTTCAAAATCAAAATCCTCAAATGAGTCAATTATTTCTTTTAAACTGGTATATTCCCATTGAGCCCATTCATTTGCTTTATTATCAGCGATTGAATAAGCTTCAGCTGCTTCTTCATTCTCAAAATCTACCATAACAGCGGGAATATATTTTAAGCCTGCTAATTTTGCGGCTTTAACACGTGTATTTCCAGCTCTAACAATATAATTACTATCAATAATTATAGGGTCTATAAAACCATGCTTTTCTATAACTTTAGCAAGTTTTTCAGAAGCCTCATCATTAATTCGCGGATTTTTATCCCACAACTTAACTTTATCAATTTCCAGTTTTTCAATAAATTGCATTTTTATCACCTCTTTAACAATCATATCACACTTTCTTTTTTTTATAGTCAAATCCGTCAAACGAAAAAAAAGACGCTTACCTTTTTCAACAAGGTTTATCACGTCTTTGTATTTTAGTATGCTTTATACAATTACATATTCACTTTACATTATATCACACTATTCACATTATACCATACTAAATTGAATTATGCAAGACCCCACTTCTATTTCAAATTAAATTATACAACAAAAAAACCCCCAAATAAACTGGGGGCTTTAAAATTAAACGTTATTTCCGTTCTTTTACTATCTTGTTTATTTCTTCATTTAAAAGATTTACTTCTAATTTTAATTCTTCAATTCTTTCTACTAACTCTTTATTCCTTTTTAACAACTTTTGATTTTGTTCTAACAAAGCTTGATTTCTTTCTAACAACTCTTTGCTATTAGTATTCATATTATCACCTACTAATTTATCTAAAATTTTTGTAACTTTTTGACAACAATCCATAATTCTATAATCATAATTATAATCTATAGGTTTTATAATTTTATAACTATAATTATAATTTTTAGGTTTTCTAGATGCTTTCAAATTCACTATATACTCACTAACTTTATCTTTCCATTTTTCAAGAGTATGAAGTTCTTTACAAAGTTCATAATCAAGTTGCTTATCATAAAAATTATTTCTTTGATTTTCAATTAATTTTTCTTGAAAATCTATTTCTTCTTCTAACTTTTGTTTTATAAATCCTAAAAAATCCAAATTATCAAACATATTCATACTCTTTCAAAACTCCTTTACCGTTCTTATTTAATTATAATATTATATTTATAATTTGTCAAGCATGGATTTTATAATCAAAACACATTTTTATTGAATTTCGTTCTTTACCATCTTAAACATATCTTCAATATTATCCATTAATTTATATCTTATTAACGATGTTGAACTCATAGCAAATTCTCTTTTAACTAAATCAATATACATGGTAAATTGTCCAT